GCAGATGCATTCGGTGTTGTTTTTACTGTCGCCACTGTCGTTTTCAAATTGTTCACCGAAGGCAAAAAGGGCTGATATCCGGGAGGGGCGGATCATTTACCGGCGAGAAGTCCCTCCCCATTGGTGTAAATAATGGCAGATGAAAAGGCAATCGAATGTACCGCGATAGTTTACGGGGTTAGAACAACTGTAGACAATAGCCCTCGAATAACGATTGATTTATTGGAAACTGAAATAATGCAAATGGCGCTCTTTGCCGAATGTCAGAGAATGGGAGTTGTTTTGGATATCGTCGCAACTCCACGGGTAGCAAATGCGAACGAGCCTGACACAGCGGATAGCAAAAAATCGCGGCATGAAACAAAATCTTTGAGGGGTTCGTAAGTCTGTTTTACAGGGAAATCACAATGCCAGGAATACCAGGAAAAACCAACAATCCAAACGGACGACCTCCAAAAAGCCAGGCGCTTACCGACGCCCTGAAACTTGAGATCAATAAAGCCATGGATTATGAAGGCAAGAAGATTTCCGGTAAAAAGGTGCTGGCGAAACTGGCGACCCGCGCGGTGACAACTGGGCGCCTGCAATTCCCCGGCGATAACGAAATAAGCATCATATCCATCAAAGATTGGATTGAATTCGTGCAATGGTTTTACGATCGTGTTGACGGCAAGCCGGTACAGCCTATTTCCGGCGATGAAGATCGCGGCCCTATCATAGTGAAACTTATAGAAGATGCGGGAAGTACAGATACATAGTTCTGTTTTCAATGATGCATATCTTCCGCTCCTGGAGGATATGACGCCGCTGCAAATACTTTACGGGGGATCGTCAAGCGGTAAGTCGGTATTTGCAGTCGGGCAGCGGCCTATATATGATGTGCTCCATGGTAATAGAAATTACCTTGTCGCCCGGCAAGTTGGCCGCACAATCCGCAATTCTGTATTCAATGAAATTCAAAAGACAATCATCAACTGGGGATTATCCGGCCTGTTCAACATCAACAAAACAGACTACACGATCACATGCGCGAATGGATACCAGATACTTTTTACCGGCCTTGACGATGTGGAAAAACTGAAATCCATCACCCCGCTGCAGGGCGTGATAACCGACATAGTAGTTGAAGAAGCCACAGAGACAGAGTACGCCTCAGTAAAGCAGCTCGAGAAGCGTTTACGCGGCGGCTCTGAAAATATAGCAAAACGCATGACCCTGCTATTCAATCCGATCATGCAAACCTCCTGGATTTATGAAGAATATTTCAAAAATATCGGCTGGGCGAACGATCAAAAGGAATACAAGACAGAAGATATCCACATCCTCAAAACGACTTATAAGGATAATCTTCGCTTCCTGACAAAGCAGGATGTAAAGCGCCTTGAGAATGAAAAGGACAAATACTATTACGATGTCTACACACTGGGGAACTGGGGCGTGCTGGGTAATGTCATCTTCAAGAACTTTGAGATCATGGACCTGTCCAGCATGCGCTCCGATTTTGTCAATCGTAAATGCGGCCTTGACTTTGGCTTTGCGGATGATCCGGCGGCCGCTTCGCTTACACATTATGACCGCAAGAATAAGACGATTTACATCTTTGACGAAATCTATTCAACCGGCTTGACAAATGACCTGCTGGCTAACGAACTGAAATGGATGCTTTGCGAGAAGCTATCGGCAAAAGATAAAGCGACCGGTCAGATCGCAACCTTGAGCAAATTTGAATACCAGGCAAATAAAGAGGAATTTGACAAGAAATACTCGCATGTTCAACCTCTTGACTATCAAGATATAATAAAAGCAGATAGTGCAGAGCCGAAATCCATTGCAGAACTCATAAATCACGGCCTGCGAGTTTCACCCGCACAAAAGGGCAAGGATTCAGTCCTTCACGGCATCCAATGGTTACAACAACAACGCATTATTATTGATGTATCGTGCATCAATACACAAAACGAATTCCGCAGTTATAAGTGGAAAGAAGATCAATCGGGCAAGGCTATCCCGGTTCCGGTCGATCACAATAACCACATCATCGACGGCACGCGGTACGCGTATGAAGATGAAATGGGCGGCGGATTATGGGGCGTAAGCTAGAGGAGGCTATTGGATGGGTGAAAAATTATTTCTGATGCGACAAGGCAGCATAAAAAGTGTAAACCTGCCTTTGAATTATGAAGATGCCTGGGATTTTTACGACGCCGGGCGTGATGGGGATATCGAGTTTTATGAGAAAGTATCTGCGGTTTACAGGGCGATAAACCTGACCGCGGACAGCACGGCGAAAATTCCATTTGCGATTGTGAAGAACGGCCGCGATTTTGACACATCGAAAGAATGGCAGAATAAAGTCGGTTTCCTGCCGCGCCCGAAAGAGTTTATCAGGCTGGCCAGGATGTCGCTATCCTGTTTCAATGCGGCCTATTCATTCATGGAGCGCAAGAACGGGGTATCAACCTTGCGATACATAAAGCCAACAACCATAAAGCCGCGCGTGGATGATGAAGGGCTTATAGGCTACACCAGGACCGTTAACTCAAAGCAAAAAGATTACCCGGTGGACGGTCCTATCTATAAAGTCTGGCGACTGGATCACACAACGGAGTTGCTCCCTTCAAAGGCAACTGAATTATCCGCGATGCTGAACGCCGCGGGCATTCTGTATTATTCAGACAAGTTTATCGGCGAATTCTACAAGCGCGGCGGCATAAAGCCTACGATGCTGGTGCTCAAAGGTACGGCCTCCGAAGATACGATCAATAAGATTGAACGCACCTGGACAAAGATCATGCGCGGCATGTATCAGCAATTGGGGAAGGTCTTTCAGGGCGTGGATGCAAACGGCGGGCTGGAAGCGAAGCCGATAGGCGATGGCGTGGATAACCTGAAAGATGACCGCCTGACCCGCGCAAAGATCTCCGATATCGCTATGGCAATCGGTATGCCTTTGTCCCTGTTGCTGGCAAATTCTGCGAATTACGCGACCGCAAAAACCGAGATGAAATCCTGGTACTATAATTCTCTTGTACCGTGGGCTGAATTCATGGCCGAAGAGTGGACGGAATCGATCTTCAAGCCTCTTGGTCTGCGCTTTGAATTCCGGCCAGAACAAACCGATCAGGGCACAGAGGAAGAGGTTCAACGCGCTGGCGCATGGGCTACTTATGTAGGCGGCGGCATGAAGCCATCCATCGCCGCGCAAGTCGTGGGCATTGAATTACCGCAAGGCGTGGAGTACGAGAGCCTTGACCCCGTTGAAGAGCCAAAGCCGGAACCAGCACCCGTATCATCCTCGGACACAGAGCCGGCTCCAGAAGAAAAACCCGCAAAGTTTATTCCCAACATTGACCAATTACACGAAATGGATCTGTGGCGTAAGATCGCCTTCCGCAAAATGAAACGCGGCGAATCCATGGATTTCCCGTTCACAGAGAAATTCATTCCATCCGGCATTGCATCGGCTATTCGCTTCCGGCTTTCGAGCGCGGAAGATGAGGAACAAATCAAGAAATCATTCGATCTTGACGGCATCGACTTATCGCAGGCAGATGAAACAAAATCGTATCTGGCAATCATGGAACTGGCAGAAGCGATAAACAATTCAGTAGATAAAGAAAGAGGAAAATAAAATGGCGTTCGACGATACCGTTCTAATTGGTTCGAGTGATTCAGAAAGCAAGCGGAAGCATCATTTACGGTGAGTTTATAGCGCCCCATCCGCGCACATTACAGGCAAGGACAATCAATGAATGATTACCACGCTTTACAGGCAATAAGGACAATCCCTGCAATCCGCAAATTCCTTGACGCGGACGTTCTTGAGCATCTCAAATCCATTGAGACATACGACCGGCAACTGTGGGCTTATGCTCTTGACCTGTACCGCGGTGGCGATGCTGGATATTTCATCGATGATTACGCGACTGCGATAAGCAATCAGTTATCAAGAGCCTGGAACGAGGGCGCGCGCGAAGTCAAAGTCAATCCGGAAGACATGGATGAAACGGATCATTTGGAGCTGCAATCCATTATCGACAATGAATACGAGCATGTCTTAGACCTGGCTACGGATATTCAGAATGCACAAACCCTGACCCTTGACGAATTCCGGCGGCAATTCAGGAACCGGATTACTCTCTGGGTAAACCGCTACAAGGATGTAAAAGACCGCGCGAAAATATATTTCGGAGGAAAGACGCGCCTTGTCTGGGTACTTGGTAAAACAGAAAAGCATTGCGCATCCTGCAGCGCATTGAATGGCATTGTTGCATGGGCAAAAGAATGGGAAGAGGCAGGCGTAAAGCCGCAGAACCCGCCCAATGCCGCGCTCGAATGCGGGGGCTGGAACTGCGATTGCTCCCTTGAAGTAACAGAGCGCCGCCGGTCCGCGAATGCCCTTGCCCGCATCCTGAGAGTGATAAATCTATAATGGATGAGCAGCCGGTTATTTCGATCAAAATCAGAGGGCAAGAGGCGGTACAACGCTTTCTTGAGACCGTCCCGCGCGGCACTATCAAAGTTGCAATGGCTGCGATTTCTGAATATATCCTGGGCGATGATCGTCACGGCTTACGGTATGAGCCTGCCAGGGTGAACCACGGCACAGGAAATAAGTACAAATGGAATTCCGAGAAGCAGCGCCGCGCCTTCTTTGCAACAAAGGGCTTCGGCGGCGGCATCCCATCAAAGCGCACCGGCAAGATGAAAGAGGGCTGGCGCGTCTCGGTTGATCCATACAGGACAACGATTTATAACCGCGTAAGGTATGCTCAATTTGTAGTGGGGGATAATCAGCAGCGAGGACATAAAGCGGACAAATGGCGGCATGTTGCGCAAATCGTACAGGATAACCTTCATGGCGCGTTCCGTTCCGCGCGTTCGGCCGTTGGTAAGTGGATAGCAACACACAAATAGATTAGAGTATTCTCATAATAGCCTATTTCTAATGTACGGCTTTGCGTAATCTATATAATTATCTATTATGAAAGTATCTGCTATCGTCTCCGCGTACTATGCCGAAAACTATCTTGAAAAGCGGCTGCAAAATCTGATTTATCAGAAGCCTGCCGTTGAGATAATCGTCGTTTGTCAGTCAGGCTCAGAAGAATATGAAATCGCAAAGGGATACGGCGACCTGATCATCCGCATTCCTACGCCTGATATCCCCCCACTGTATAAAGCGTGGAACATCGCAATCAAAGCATCAAACTGCGAATACATCACGAACGCGAATTGCGATGATCATATCTATTCCGGCTCTTATGACGAAATGGCCGGCATCCTGGATAATCATCCTGAAATCGCGCTAGTCTATGGCGATAACAATATCCATAATGGCAATGCGAATATCTACAAATCGCGCCCGGCATGTGACTTTTACATGCTGCAGAGATTCTGTGTCATTGGTCCTATGCCGATGTGGCGAAAATCACTGCATGAAAAGTACGGCTACTTTGACGAAGATTATCAAATCTGCGGTGATTATGAATTCTGGCTACGCATTGCGGCAGGCGGCGAGAAGTTCCGGCATATTCCGCGCTCCGTTGGGCTTTATATGAAGCGGGCGGAATCATTGGAACATCGAAACCCTGACCTTGCAACGCGTGAAAAGCTGGCAATACAGGAGAAATATCGGAGTATAAAAGCATGAAGATCATCTCCCTCGGTTGGGGCGTGCAATCATTCACGCTTGCAGCTATGTCGGCGATTGATGAGTTACCAAAGGTTGATTACGCAATTCATGCCGACACGACACACGAAAGCCAGTTGACGTATGAGTTCGCGCGGAAATGGACGCCGTGGCTGGAAGAGCGGGGCGTTGTTGTTGTTGTTGTTGCAACCCATGAGAAGAAAAACATCATTGACAAATGGGGTGGCATGCAATTACCGGCTTACACGGCCAGCGATAAAGGCGATGGACAAATTCGCCGTCAGTGTACGCACGAATGGAAAATACGCCCGATGCGTCAATGGTTACATGCCAACCGTAACGGCGAACCCGTAGAGCAATGGATTGGTATTTCACTCGATGAGTTTCAGCGCATGAAGCCCTCTGACGTGAAATATATCACTACGCGCTGGCCTTTGATCGACAAACGCATGACACGCCATGATTGTGTGAAATGGTTGAAAGAACACGGGCTTGAAGTTCCACCGAAATCAGCTTGCACATTTTGCCCGTACCACACGACTACGGAATGGAGACGAATAAAAGCAACGCCCCAAGACTGGGAAGAGGCCATAAGGGTTGATGCAATGATCCGTACAGCAAGACCACCAGCCGATTTGTTTGTTCATCCTTCCCGCAAACCTCTTGAAGAAGTTGACTTCCGCACCGCCGAAGAAAAGGGTCAGTTGTCGCTTTGGGATAACGAATGCACGGGGATGTGTGGGATATGAGCCAATATCGGAGTATTGCAATCCCTCTCTAAATATGTTATCCTGAAATCACAATTGAAATCGGGTTTGCATTGAAGGCGGACGCCTGAAGCAAATACCGTGCTGGTCGTAGGATTACGAGAGCTAAAACATGTACCTGTAAAGGTCTGTTTTGGCTCTTATTATTTCCGGAGGTGGTATGAAAGATACAAGCATGCAAGATAAAATCAATAAGATAATCGATGCCATTTACAAGGCATTGACCCTGAATACTCAAGATTACTGGATTCAGGAGGTCTACGAAAGCTACGCGATTATCGCCGTAAGCGAAAACGGGAAATATAAATTCTACAAATTTCCATACCTGATCAACTCTGACGGCTCCGCTACTTTGGGCGACATGACCGAAATCGAATGGGGATGGACAGAAGTTTCAAAGACTGCCCTGTATTTCAATAACTCATTGAAAGCAATCTCGAAAACTGATGATGAATTGCGCGTTGCAAACTATATCGCCCTGTTTGGCGGCCGCGATGCTACCGGCGTGGTTCACGGCGCGAACGCAGACGGCTCCCTGGGGGAATACTTTACGGCTGAAACTGAATTCGACAGCGACTATACAAAGACCGGCGTACTCTATGTAGATTTCGAGCATGGCGAAGATCCCGACGATATGGGATTGAATTCTGATGTTGTTCTCGGGGTTGTTGATTGGAAAACTGCGAAGAAAGACGACCGCGGCCTGTTTGTGGAGCGCGTCCTCAACCGCCGTCAGAAATATATCGAATGGATCGAACCTCTCATTGAGGAAGGGCTTGTAGGGAACTCTTCACAGTCTATCGAAGGACAAGCCACAAAGAATTCACACGGCGCAATTATCAAATGGCCGTTGAAGCGCGACACTCTCACAGTCAACCCGATGGAGCCGCGCATGTTGTCAGAAAATGCGTTCCAGGCAATCAAAAATCTATCAGCTATTCCTGCTTTCAAATCTCTCGCGGAAAAGAACTTGCCGGCGGCTGCCGGAAGCGATGAACCGCAACAGACAGAAACAGAACAAACTATCAATCATTCCAATACGGAGGATGAAATGGACGAAGAAGTCAAAGCTCTCATTGAGGGCATCAATAAATTACTCGCGGGTATTCCCGCCCTGGTAACCGATGCGACTGACAAAGCCGTGACCGCTGCCATGGAAAAAGCCAAGCCGGACGTGCTGGCCGGTGTTGACGTAACCGACGATGAAGCGGATCGTGCTGCCAAAGGCAACCCATTCAAAAGCGCCGGTGAATTCCTGAAAGCCGTCAAAACCGCCGCGCTTTCCCCTGCTGAAACCGACAAGCGCCTGCTTGCCATGAAGGCTACTGGCCTCGGTGAAGATCCCGACAGTAACGGCGGGTTCCTTGTACAGTCTGATTTCTCGGACGGCATTCGCCAGAACATGTGGAATACCGGCTCTCTGCTTTCCCTGTTCCGCCCTATCGGCGTTCGTGGAAACGGCATGAACTTCAACGCGCTGGATGAAACCTCGCGCGCTGATGGTTCTCGCGGCGGCGGCGTTCTCGGTTACTGGCTGGCGGAAGCTGGCACTCTGACCGGTTCCAAACCCAAATTCCGCAATATCGACCTGAAGCTGAAAAAGGTTGCCGCTATGTGTTATGCCACTGATGAATTGCTGGCTGATTACGGCGCCCTTGTCGGGTGGATCAATAACTATGTCCCGACAGAACTGCGGTTCCAGGTTGAGGCCGCGATCATGAACGGTAATGGCGTCGGTAAGCCTCTCGGCATCCTGAAATCTCCTG